CTGTTGATGATACTGCATCTAAAATATTATCAAATGCGGTAGCTCGATTCTTAAATTCATTAGCTGCCGTAGTAAAACCAGCACCTCTGTTTACTCCTATTTCATTTACAAATCTAGTTTGTTGTTCGTACTTTTTTATTGCCATTATCCTTTCTCGTCTAATAGTTCTCTAGTTCTAAGACCAGCAGTTACCACAGTTTCTGCCATACCACCTAATGGATTGACAGCTTGTTTTGCTAATTCAGCTTCTTGTATAAGTGCTGTGTTTTTCATTCTTTTTTCTAAACCACTTAGTGATAAGTTATCTAAATCACGTCTTAATGCATCTTTACTAGATTCCAATATGGATCTGTAACTAGGTGAGTCTAACGTTCCTCCTGATTTTGCTATTGAAGCTAGTGATTTTTGATATTGTTTCATGTAATTTGTTTTTACAGAATTAGCATCTTTAATATCTTGAAGATAATTATCTCTTGCTTCTTGTTTATAACGTTGTTTTTGTGCTTCGTATTTAGCTTTTTCAATCTTCGATGCTTGTTGTTGTGATAATAAACTTAATGTTCCAGAGCCAATAGTAGCTCCTACTGAAATAACTGTACCAAGATTAGCAGCAGTTACACCTCCTAAATATGCTGCGGTACCATAAGATGATGCAGCACCTGCTCCTATAGATAATGTAACTGGATCACACATTAATAATATACCTCCGATGTAATACCTAATACTCTAAGCGGTAATGGAACCGATTGGGTTATCTCAATAAATGGTTCATTATCATATCCTAACAAATGAACGTTTACTTTACCTGTAAAACTATCCACAATTCCAGAATTGTTAATGTTTTCAACGTTATTAAGCATAATATCGTTATTGTTTAGTTTGATATTATAGCTATTATTTAACTCAATAGTAGCTTTAGAAATCTTTCTTGGATATGCAGTTAATGTAGTTGAACCTCCAGATGTTCTTATTTGTGGTTCTACTGGTAATGTTTTGATTTGCAATTCATTTGATAGTCCTATATCTATTCCACTAGCTGGTATGTCAAATACTGCTACACCATTACTATCTACTGTAGCACTGCCATAGTAGTATATGTCCGCACCCTCACTCGATCCAGAAGTTGCATGTACTGTTTTGCCACGCATATCAGGTGTACTGTTTAATCCTGTAAATGTTCTGCTAGTTACAAACTGTAGTGCTACTCCATCTGATTGTGATACAGCAGAATCAATAGCTATCGTATATTCGTTACTGTTACCTGTAGCTGTTACAGACTGTATTGTATGTACTGTACCTGTACCTGCAAACTGAAATGTTTCACCAACATTAGGCGCTGCTGTACAGCCATCAATAATGAATGTCGAGGAGCTACTAACTGTCCCATTGGTTAGTGGAGAACCATGAGGTTGGTAACTCCCAGATATTATTTTGGTTGTTGTCATATCAGTTGGTACATCAAATACTGTCGTTGCAAACTGCTCTAAGTAATAGACTGTTGCTGAATTAATAGTTCTTTTTACTGATACATAAATAAAATCTGTTGTTGTTGTAATTGATTCAATAACTCCGTCAGTCTCCCAAAGAAACCAACCTAATATTTTTTGTATTCTTTGTGATGAATAAACAGCTAATGTGCCATCTGCATTAACAAGAAAATAAAATTGTTCTGGTTTATTGCCTAATGCTGTGATTCTACCACTATCTACTGGCGAATCTATTAAATGAGCTGATTCAATGCTAATAGCACCAGCTGAAAACTCTTCTAATGATGAGCTAAATAAATACTCTCTTACTGTTTTTCCATTGTTTTGTACAAATACTGTAGCTCCATCAAACAATCTAGGTGTTGCCTTTCTTTGTGTTCCAAGACTAGATTGTCTAACAACTTGTATATCTGATGGTGTTACTGGTTTTCCTACTGGTGGTTTTAAATAAAACTCAGCTGTATTAGTTAATACTTCGAGTACTTTACCAGATACTAAATGTCTTATTTCATTAATTTCATTTGATGCAATTTGTATTTGTATAGAATCTGCATCTTCACCCTCACCTATATCAAAGTTAAAAAAGTCTGATATTTTAGATCCTGCTATCAAGTCAGGAATATTGGTTACACCTGCTAGATAAAGTCTTTGCTCATGAAATGCTATTGCTTTTGGATAACCATGTACATCAGATAATACTTGTTCTTTCCAGTCTCTAGTAGGTGCGTGTGTTTTTACAACTACCCTAGCACCACCTCCATCTACAGATTCTGGAGCAGCGCTTACAATAGTACCATTTGCAACAGTTGGAGTTGTATATTCATAATGATCGTCATCTAATACTGTAACACTAAATGTTCCATTTAAAGCTGCACTTACAATACCATTACCATCAGCATCAAATATATCTTCACAACCTGATATGGTAACTGATGAGTTATTCTGTAATCCATGAGCAACGTGTGTTACTTTTATTACTTTTGAACCTTGTTGTGTAGCTAATGGATCTGGATCTAATTCAACACTCAAGTCTTGTTTTAAAGTTACTGTAACTGTTGTTGCGTTTGTATATCCTGTTATAGTTGCTTCAGAGCCATATATCTCTAATGTAGTGCCTACATAGTCTGACGTAAAATATGATGTACTAGCTGTTACAGTAAGCCCAGTACCAGCTGTAAAGCTACTGCAATCTAATGTAACTGATGAATCTGCAAACTTATAATATGGTTGATATATTCTAAATCCGTCTATGCTTGAATCAAATGCAAATGTGCTTTTTGCAAACGTAGTAGCACCTGTTCTTTTAATAAGTTGTGGCATGAATGTTTCATGTACAACAATCATTGTATCGCCTTGCTGTGTAAAATTTAATTCAAAGAGTTGAGAAGTTGTCCAGCTACAACCAGTTATTGTTTGTAGTAATGTGCCATTTGTTGAATATATTTTTAATGATGTATTTTGAAATGCAAATATATATTCTTGTTCACTGCTAAATATAAAAGATTCTAACCTTGTAGTTGCTCCTAAATCTGCTCTAAAGACTGTTCCTGGTCTACGTTCTACAGGTCCTTGATTATTTACTATTACATTTCTAGCTTTATCAAGTGATGCTCCATAACTGTTTAAATCGTTACGTGAGATTAAGTTCGGATCTACTTCTCCTCGATTAAAGTTTGATTGATGTACTCTTGCTATTCCCATCTATGACTGTACTGTAGCTTTGACCGTTGTAGCTCCAGTATTTCTCCTATTTCTAAATCTATCAACATCTACTCTACGTGTTGTTTGAGCTTGTGAATCTTGCGATTTTGCTTGTGCCATCGCTACTACTGCTCTGTTTTGGTAAAGTTGAGATAAGCTATCATTCCTTGCTACTGCTCCAGCAAATAAAGATGCCAGTTCAAATACCAAAGCTTGTGTAAAATAAGGGGGAAAGTCCGCTTCATTCGGTCTAAAGGTATAGTCAGCCACTACAACATCTGTAGATGTTGCATCACAATAAATATCATTTTCATAGCGATCATATGTGATAACACTATCTGATATTGTTATTGTATTAATTACTAAAGCATCAGCAGGTAAAGGATATTTTGCGTCATATCTTGCTGTCGGTGCTGTAGTATCTCTAGATAATTGTTGTTGTTTTGCAGCAAATCTCCAACGACATCTGGTCAATAAATTCTTTAATGTAGATTCGTATAGTTGATTTGCAACTTTGGATTCTGTGTTGTTGTCATTAAATGACGTAATAGTATTAGCACTTACTAGTACTAAAGCCCTACTACATATGTCAAATTTGCTATCTGTCATAACTAAATGGGGGCAGAAAATGAGTTAACTGCCCCCTGAACATTATGTTCCGTTAGTGCATGTTACAGTTGTAGCACCTGTTGCAGATGAAACAATTAACACATCTACAGTTGCAGTACCACCTGTGGAACCTACAACTAAGATAATATCAAACTGCTTTAAGTCATCTGTTGAGTCATTAAAATAACCCGAACCAGCAACTGTTGCTACAGCATCAGTACTCTTATAAACAAAGAGATTCTGATCGCCTGCCCCAGCTATCTTTTTAAGATTTGTTGCATCTAAAGCCATCGTTAACCTCCTTATTCAGTTATTTGACATTCAATAGCACCATCGTTGTCAATCATGACAGCTCCTGCACTAAAGTATGATGTTATTAAATTACTTACTTTTTCTGGTACATAGTTCATTTCTGTACGTACATCAGAACCAGTAGCAAGACCTACAGACGAGCTGTGGTATGCATGACAGTCCCTAGTTGTACTAGAAATAGATAGTCCAGAATGAGTAAACCATAAGAAACCAAGCCATCTCTTAGCGGTCATTCCACCAGCATAAGGTAAGTCAGCTTCTCCTACATATTCTGATCTACTAAATTGGTCGATTTGTAGTAAATCTGCCCAACCAGCAGGTGATACAACAAAGTATCTTTGTCCGTCATCTGGTACATCTGCCTCACCAAATGATTCATATACTGTTAGTGCTTTAGCCAATGTTAAAGCAGCTGAACCATGAACCACGTTGTTTGAGTTAGAACCAGCATCGAGTACATCGATAATTAATTGATCCATTTTACGTCCCAGAGCAGCCGCAGCAGATTGTGCTAACACTTGTCTCTCATCGATGTTTGTTTTAAGTTCATCTAAGCTATCAACATAGTCGGCAGCATAGAAGTCACTTAATGTAACATCTACTGTAGAATGTGTTACTTCCATTGTGTTGACTTGTCCATGTCTAGATTTAGTAGACGCAGAACCTTTACCAACTTTTTGGAATCTTGCTTGGTTACCTGTGACATTGTTTGTATTTCTTACTGTATTACGCAATTTGGAACCCATCCTTTGGTAAGCCATGTGGACTTCTGCTTCAAACTGCTTAATAAAAGCATTAGAAATTTGCGTTGCCATATTAAGTCTCCGTTAGTTATTTACCACAGTTGTCCATCTTTAGCTTAAATCGGTTATCCAAACAGGACCGATGTCATCTAATATGGGCTGTATATCTTTATATACCCCTTGTATATACTTGTAAAAATACAATACTTTTACACCTCTGACAACAATTTCCTTATCAGAAAATGTAAAACCTAACCATTTAAGCCATTTAATTGTTGTTTTATTAGATTCAGGTACAAAGTTATATACAAATTCATAGTCAGATAAGAAATAATTAGCCCACTTTTTGGTTCTTTTTGTAAAGTATTTCCAATCATCATCAATTTTATCTGATGCAAGAAACCAAACTGTACCTTTTTTAAAGTTATTTGCTGTAGAAACTGCTCCGAACATAGCTACTACTTCATCATTTTTAAGAATTGTATAGGTATTTACGTTATCTCTACGATACCTAAAAGGGTTTACTAATGATTGTGTAGGTGTATTTCCAGCTAAGGCACACTCCTCTATGTCTTGTTTCCTTAACTTTTCAGCTAATTCAAACGCATGAGTAGGTGTGCCTTTTTCTACATACAGTCTAGATTTGTCCTGTTGCATTTAGTCTAGCCCACATATCGTCAACTCTTTTGACGAAACTAGCATCTCTGTATCTTGGATCAAAATATTTTGGATCTTTCATCATATTTTTTACATCATCTACAGATAATGCTCTATCAGGTTGAGCTACTTGTTCTGACCTAGAAATACTACTTCTCATAGCATCTTGCATTCTTTCTAGTGCCTGAACCCCCAATGCTGACTGACCTAATGTAGCTGAGATTACCTCAAATTCTTCTGGTGGAAATGTAGATTGAGCAAATGCTGTAACAGCATCTAATCTTTCTCTAGCATTTTCACCTAGTTTTTCAGCTTCAGCTTCTAAATTAGGCTGTCCTCCTACCATCATGTCTACATATTTTTCTACACCTGTTTGAAATACTTCTTCAGGCATACCTAAATCATGACAATGGTCTCTCCACCAGCCAGTTAATGGGTTTTCTTCTACCATTTCTTCAGTTATTCCCTCTACAAGTGGAGGTAATTTATAACCTGATGGATCTTCTGGAAGCCCCTCTGTTGCTTCTGCTTGTAATTCAGTAAGCAATTGGTCTCTCATTTCATCCTTTTTACCTGTAGAAAACTTTTCTAGATTGATATAAGACTTAGCTAAATCGTCTAGTTTTACTTCACCAGTATCAGCATCCCAAAATTTTTCTGGGATATGTTCTGGTCGTTCAGGTATAGGTACATCAGATGTTTCACGTGAAACATCATCTACTGGTGCAGTTTCTACTGCTTCTTGTGTTACTTGTTCTTCAGCCATTTGATTTCTCCTTTATAGTATTTTGACTTAACCCTTTGTTAGTACGTCTTTGTATAAGACCAACAAGATATCTTTGTCCCTCTAGATGTCTTAGCGATTCATTTGATATTTCTGGACCAGCTACTGCATCTATAGTTAAAGATTTGAGATATTTTAATACTTCGGATCCACCAGTTGAAGTGAACATTTTGTAAAACAAAGTATTTAAGTTCTCCTCATCTTGTGGTTTTCTTTGGATATTATCCAAACCAATAAGAATATTGGGCTTTTTCTCTGTCATTTTGACTCCTTATGTTTTTTTATTTTTTTTGTTCATAGGTTTTTTTGCAGATTTATTGCCATTTTTATTATTTTTTGGCGGTCTGCCTACCTTAGAACCGTAAGTACCTTTACCGTATGGCATAGTTACCTCCTATTCTTCAGGAGTTTGAGGCTCCTGCATTTGTTGTTGTTGCATCATTTGCTGCATTTGTTGAGCAAATTGTTGCATTTCTTCCTGCGATCTAATTAAGTTCTCAGGAATGCCTAGCTTTTTAGCTACAAACTTAGCGACTTCGTCTTGTTTAACCAGTATATTGGCTAACTCTGGACCAACTCTGCCTTGTATCATTGCTAAAAATCTGTCTACTGTTGCTACATCTTGCTGATGTTGAGCTTGTGCTAATGGGCTAGATGATTGAATCTTAACTTCTCTGCCATTAACTTTAGGTATTTTAATTCTTCCTTGCTTTTTAAGTATATAAACTACTCTTTGAAGCACTGGTGCAACCATTTCTGATTGTAATCTACCAAATGCTGCGCCTATTTGACGTGATAAATCAGCTTGTCTTTC